AGAAAACTGGATAGTATCAAAAAGTCCTGTACAGGCAACTAAGAAAAGAAAACCAGACTTTTCACATTATTTGATTCCTGACCCAACAGCTAGGCAGATAAAAAATCCTAGAGTTCCGAATGTAACATTGAATCAAGATTTATTTATTGGGAACAGAGCTAAGTATGCTGGCTTCGCTATTAACGCACCAGGTCAGACAAGACCTAATTTAAAAGGAGAACCCGTGACTTATGCAAAACACGGAGAGGACTTTAGTTTAACTGCTACGGGAGGACCAAATTGGTACAATATCTATACGAAAGGTGGTCTTATCAACAAAGATATAGCATTAGCGTTTAAAAAGGTTGGCTTTAGGTAATAAAGTAGTAGTATAGTAGATGAATATACTAATTTATTTTGTATGCCTACAGACAGAGCAATCGACAAGCTAAGAAAAGCATTTAGCATAAATGAAAAGAGTAGTTACCCCATTTATAAAAATGGAGAGCTAATTTTAAAAGTTTATTGGACACCTCTGACCATTGCAGATAGAGACTCCATAAATGCTACTCTAATGAGAGCTAACAAAGGTCAGGAAGAGGGTAACTTAGACTTTGCACTCCAGGTAATAATCAATAAAGCTGAAGATCAAGATGGAAAAAAACTATTTGCTGAAGCAGATAAGGCAAGTTTAAGAAGAGAAATACCTTTAGCTGTACTGCTGGAACTTATGACAAAAATGCAAGAGGTGGGCGAGGAGGCAACTCCTGATGCCGTAAAAAGCACAACTTGATAAGGACAACTATCTATACTTACAATTTTTTGTTGCAGAAACTTTAGGAATTACTTTAGGTCATTTACAAAAGAATATGACCATAGAGGAACTGTATGCCTGGAACGCATATTTTACGTTGAAAGGTGAAAGGGAAGAAAAAGCGTATGAAGATATGAAAAAGAAAGCTCAATATCGTAAGGTACGCTAAACTAAATGTAATGTTTTATCGAGATTAGTGGCATCTAATTACGAAGTTAATATAAAACTGAATACTAGGACTGTTAATAAGCAGCTAAATAATCTTGAGAAGCGTATATCAAAGTTAAATAAATTAGCCCAAGGTGGAAGAGCAAGTAGAACTGTACTTCGTAATGAACAGCATAAAATAAAAATGACAGGCCAGAGGCTTGGACTAGAACAAAAAGTATTAAAAAGGAAACAGGATCAGTTAAAAGTAGATAGACAGGCTTTAGAAGTTGAAAAAAGAAGAATAAATTTAACAAATAAACCTCGTGTTGGAGGTGGAGGCGGTGGCAGAAGAACAGGAGGAACTGGTACTGGAGGAGGAAACCGTTTTGCTGGTGCTGCCAGTAGTGCAATTATTTCTGGTGCATTTCCTCTGTTATTTGGACAAGGACCATTAATCGGTGCTGCTGGTGCATTAGGTGGTGGTGTTGGATCATTAGTTGGTGGTCAGATGGGAGGTTTTGCAGGAGGTTTACTTGCAACTTCCATTGCAACACCGCTACAGCAACTTGGTGTAGAGGCAGCAAAATTAGGACAGGCACTAGATCCAGCAACAAAAAATGTAGAGGCACTTACCGCAGCATTAGGAGTAACTGGAACTGAATTTGAAAAACAAATTGCATTACTTACAAAATTAGGAGATGAAGAGGCAGCCTTCGAGTTAGCAAGACAAAAAATGATAAATCTAATCGGACAAGGTGGTGTAGATAATATGACTAAATTTGGACAGGAGATGACAGATTTAGGAAACAACTTTACAAGAATAATGACATTGATGAAGAACTCAATGGCTAACTTCATACAAAATTCTGGTATTTTAAAACTTATTGCTACTACTGTTGAGAGGTCTGCTTTAATAGGTCAAGCGGAGGCTTCTGGTAGCACCTTAGATACAGCAGAAGGTGAAAGAATAAGGGAATTAATGGAACTTAGAGATAGGTTTAAGATTAGAGGAGCAGGAATGAAGAAAGAAGATGCTGATGCGATGTTGGAATTTATAGGTAGAGATAAGGGTAGAGGAGTTTTCGGTGTTGCTAATATTATTGATGCAAACGAAGCTAAAAAGTTAATAGAAGATGAAATGGCAGCTTTACAGAAAAAAATAAATTTAAAAGATACTGAGGCCGAGGCCGAAGCAATGATCGAAGCAATACAAAAAGCCAGGGTTAAAAATTTAGACAAAGAAATAGAAATGCTGGAGCGTAGTTTAACTATGACCTCCGAGGAATTTGAAATAGAGAAACAAATTGCAGAAATGAAAGAAGAGACAGACATAAAAGATGAAGATGAAATAAGAAGAAAATTACAAAAAATACAACTTTTAGAAAAGGAAAGAAAACTAGCGGAAGAGACAGCAGCAGCGTTTGAAAGAATGTCTCAATCAATAGCTACAGATATAGCAGACGGAATACAAGGCATGATTCGTGGCACATCTACATTAAACGATATGCTCAACAATGTATTAAATAAACTGATAGATGCAGCTTTCAACATGGCATTGTTTGGAAATATGCAAGGAACATTAGGAGGAGGAGGATTATTTGGTTCAATATTTAGCGGTATTGGATCAATTTTTGGTGGAGGAAATAACCAAGTATTTAATGATGTTCAAACTCCTATGTTAAATGCTGCTAATGGTGGCCGTATTCCAGGAGGTAAGCCTTCACTTGTAGGAGAGCGTGGACCAGAATTATTTACACCAGCCAGTTCTGGTTTTGTGACTCCAAACCATGCACTTGGCGGTTCGACAACTGTAGTGGTAAATGTAGACGCATCTGGTACAGAAGTTCAAGGAGATGAAGAGCAGGGAAGAGAACTTGGTCGACTTATCTCGGCTGCGGTACAATCTGAATTAATACAACAAAAACGACCTGGAGGAATACTTGCGTAATGGCTACTTTCCCTTCAATAAAACCTACTTACGGAATCCGCAAAAAATCCAGACCATTAACTAGAACTATTCGTTTTGCTGACGGGTATGAGCATAGACTCTTATTTGGTTTAGCACAACATCAAAATCCAAAAGAGTTTAGTCTTACTTACGAAGTTTCAGAAACTCAAGCAGACGAAATAGAAACATTTTTAGACGCTCGTGCAAATGATAGTGATAGTTTTGATTTTGCTGAAGGTTTTTTACCAGAAGAAACTGCCTCAAACTTTAAATTTGTTTGCGAAAACTGGAGTAAGTCAATACCTTATAACAACAGAGCTACGATACAAGCCACTTTCAGACAAGTATTTGAACCAGCATCGTAATGACAGTAAATTCAAAAATATTTAGCAGTCTACAGGACATCAATCCATCAGCAATAATTGAACTATTCACTCTTCAATTATCAACTGCATTGCATGGTGCAAATACAATTTATAGATTTCATGCTGGTAGTAATTTAAACGCTAATGGCAAAATCGTATGGGCTGGTAATGAATACCTTAGATTTCCTGTACAGGCATCAGGTTTTGCATTTCAAAAAGGTCAATTACCCAGGCCAAAACTAATTATCAGTAACGCTACAGGATTAATTTCATCAATACTTTTATCTGTTAATGAAACAACAACTGGTAATGATCTGACGGGAGCTACAGTTACACGAATTAGAACACTAGCTAAATTTATTGATTCTGTTAATTTTGCTGACGGAACAAATGCTACAGCAGATAACACAGCAGAGTTTCCTCAAGAAATTTATTCCATAGATAGAAAAGCAACAGAAACAAGAGATATTGTTGAATTTGAACTAGCTGCTCCAACGGATTTAGCTGGAGTCCGTATTCCAGGTCGTCAAGCTACTCGTTCAATTTTCCCCGCTATTGGTACGTTTGTAGGGTAAACATGACTTGGAAATATAAAGCACTACTCCATGCTCAACGAGAAGATCCTAAAGAATCTTGTGGCTTGTTGTTGAATATAAAAGGTAAAGAAAGATATTTTCCTTGTAGAAATTTGTCTATGACAGATCATCAATGTTTTATTATCGACCCAGGAGATTATATAAAAGCTGATAATACTGGAGAGATCGTGGGAGTAGTGCATAGTCACCCAATAACACCACCTACACCTAGCCAGGCAGATAAAATTAGTTGTGAAAAAAGTAATTTACCCTGGCATATCGTAAATCCAAAAACAGAGCAATGGGCATATTTAGAACCTTGTGGATACAAACCACCAATTCTAGGTCGGCAATGGGTATGGGGTATAACAGACTGTTGGAGTTTAGTAAGAGATTGGTATAAAGAAGAAAAAAATATTGAATTGAGAGATTGGCAAAGGCCAACCACACCAGAAGAGTTTTTAAAAGACCCTATGTTTGAAAGATGTGCATGGCGAACAGGTTTTAGAGAATTAAGACCAGAAGAACCTTTAGAAGATGGAGATTTATTATTTATGAGTATTCTTAATCCTGGATTAAATCATGTAGCATTATTTTTTAAAGGAGATGTAATTCATCATTTAACCGATAGACTATCTTGTAGAGAACCATATTCTGAGTGGTTGCTAAAATGCACAGGAAAGAGGTTACGTTATGCTTCGTAAAGTAAAGCTGTATGGAGAGTTAGCTAAATTTGTCGGACATAAGGAGTTCGAGGTAAAAGCTGAAACAGTTGGTAAGGCAGTAAGTTTTTTAATACATAATTTTCCAGGTATAGAATCTTTTATGAGTCCAAATTATTATCAAGTAAAGGTTGGCGATTATGATGTAAATGAAAAAGAGATACACCACCCTGTAGGAAAACAAGACATACATTTTATCCCCGTTATTAGTGGTGCTGGAAGAGGTATTGGAAAAGTATTACTAGGAGCAGTTTTAATAGGTATTGCTATAGCAGCACCAGGATCAGGTTTTTTAGCTAATGGTGCATTTGGTTTTGGGTCAACAGCAGTAGGAGGAGGATTTAGTTTAGCTGCAACTCTTGGAAACATCGGTATTGGTCTTTTGCTAACGGGAGTTAGTGAGATGCTTTTTCCGTTACCAGAACCTCAAAAATTTAGTTCTGAAGAAGATCCACAATTATCATTTAATTTTGCTGGAGTGCAGAACACATCTAGGGCTGGTACTCCCGTTCCAATAGTTTATGGTGAAATAATTACAGGAAGTGTTGTAATAAGTGCAGCAGTTGACACTAACCAGGTAGAAGCATGACAGACGAGACTAAACTTATTCAAGGTGCTGGTGGTGGTGGTGGCCCTAAACCCCCTCCCCCTCCGTATCGTGCTCCTGACACTTTACATAGTAGAAGTTTTGCTACTGTTCAAGATTTAATATCTGAAGGAGAAATAGAAGGTTTTGCTAGTGCCTCAAAAGCAGAACTTACAAAAGGCACAACTGCTTATGACAACGCAAGTTTAAAAGATATTTTTCTTAATGACACTCCAATACTTGATGCAAATGCTTCTAATAGCAGTCCTGCGGATACTGATTTTAATTTTAAAGATGTAGTATTTAAATCTAGATTTGGTACGTCAAGCCAAACAGCATTAAGTGGTATCCCTGCTGAAAGTAGATCACCTACTGGTGTTGGAGTTATTGTAACTACTTCTGCTCCAGTAACTAGACAGATTACAAATACAGACGTAGATGCCGTTATTGTTACTTTAACTTGGCCTCAGATTCAAGTAGCTGAAGATGATGGAGATTTAAGAGGAGATACAGTTGAATATAAGATTCAACTTCAACATGATAGCGGTGGTTTTGTAGATAAAGTAGTTTCTTCTGTAAGTGGTAGAACTGCTGACGCTTATGCTAAAGATCACAGAATAGAGCTAACCAGTGGCTTTACCACAGTAGATGTAAGAGTTATTCGTGTAACAGCAGATAGCACCGAGTCTAATCGAGTTAATGCTTTTCAATTTACTAGCCTTCAAGAAGTTATAGATAATAATTCAACTTACGCTAATAGTGCTTATACTGCTCTTCGTTTTGATAGTAAACAATTCAATAGAATACCTACGAGAAAATATCGTATTAGAGGAGTAAAGGTAAGAATACCAGGAGCAGGAGCCTCTGGAACTGGCACACCAACAGTTGATATTCAAACTGGAAGAATTGTTTATCCAAGTGGCTACGTTTTTAACGGAGTAATGGGAGCAGCAACCTATACAAACTGTCCAGCTATGTGTTTGCTTGATCTACTTACAAACACTAGATATGGATTAGGTAATCATATAGTGGATAGCAACATAGATTTATTTAGTTTTGTTGCTGCCAGTAAATATGCAAATGAAGAAGTTGATGATGGAACGGGATCTGGTGCAAAAGAGGCAAGATTCAGTTGTAACGTAAACATTCAGAGTCCTAAAGAAGCATTTGCAGCAATAAATGATTTAGCTGGTGTCATGAGATGTATGCCTATCTGGTCTGCTGGAGGTATAACTCTATCTCAAGATAAGGAAACTACAGCAAGTTATTTATTCAATTTAGCCAATGTAGGAGAAGGTGGTTTTAGTTACTCAGGAAGCAGTTTAAAAACAAGACATAGCGTTGTCTCTGTAAGCTACTTCAACATGGATTCTAAGGAAATAGATTTTGAAGTAATTGAAGATGCAACAGCAATATCCAAACTTGGAACAATAGTAAAACAAGTAAAAGCATTTGCTTGTACTTCTCGCAATCAAGCTGCAAGATTGGGCCGTGCAATCCTATTTGCTGAACAAAATGAATCTGAAACAGTTTCTTTTACAACTTCAATAGATGCTGGAGTTGTTGTTAGACCTGGTTCTGTTATTGAAATAAACGATCCAGTAAGAGCAGGAGCTAGAAGAGGTGGTCGTGTAGTAGCTGCAACAACTACTACTGTCACTATTGATGCAAGAGAGCAGACAGGATTACCAGCTTTAAATGATAACCCAACAATCAGCGTAATTTTATCTGATGGATCGGTTGAATCTAAAACCATAACAGATATTACAGGAGCCGTTTTAACAGTAAACTCTGCTTTTTCTTCCGCACCAAGTACAAATGCACCTTATTTAATATCTAGTACAACTTTACAAACTCAATTATTTAGAGTTATTCAAGTCCAGGAACAAGATGAAGTTAATTACGTTATTACAGCTTTATCGTATGTTGAAGGTAAATACGCATTTATTGAAAATGGAACTGCTTTACCTACACGAACAATATCAGTATTAAATGCTCCTGCATCACCGCCAAGTAACTTAACAATTACAGAGCAGACAGTTGTTATAAATAGTATTGCTAGAAGTAAATTAATTGTAGATTGGCAGCCTGTAGTGGGTGTAACTCAATACCTAGTTAATTACAAAATAACAAATGGTAATTACGTTTCTCAAGTTGTATTTAGTAGTGATTTTGAACTGCTAGATACTGTAAAAGCGACTTACACTATTCAAGTATTTTCTTATAACGCATTAGGGGAAATATCTGCAAATGCAACTGAAACTACGTTTACGGCCAAAGGTAAAACTGCTATTCCTGGTAACGTGCAAAATTTAACTATTGAACCTGTAAATGAACAATTTGTAAGATTACGTTTTAGACAAGCTACTGCTCTTGATGTTCTACATGGTGGTCGAGTATATGTTAGGCACTCTAATCAAACTGGAAATAATGCTACCTTTCAATCTTCTCAAGATATAATTGAAGCTGTAGCTGGTAATGCTACAGAGGTTATAGCTCCTGCTCTTCCAGGAACTTACCTTTTAAAATTTCAAGATGATGGGGGTAGATTTAGTGCTGTTGAAGCAAAAACAACTCTTTCACTTGTTAACCTTTTAGATTCTGTTGTTGTAGAAACTGATAGAGAAGATACAGATGGAACACCATATAACGGAGCCAAATCAAATGTTGTATATGACAGTACGCTTGGAGGTTTAAAACTTACAGATCCAACTGCAAATGCTACAGGTACTTATGATTTTGTAGATACTCTTGATCTTGGAAATACCTTCTCTCTTACGTTAAAACGACATTTTCAAGGAGAAGGTTTTTATGTTGGAGATGAATTTGATAACAGAACAGAAAACATAGATACTTGGACAGATTTTGATGGATCAGTTGCTAATGAAGCTAATGCAAAAATAGCTGTACGAACCACAACAGATAATCCAAGCGGATCACCTACTTATACAGATTTCAATGATTTTGCTAATGGTACTTTTAGAGCTAGAGGATTTCAATTTAGGATTACATTAGAAACAAGTGACACTGCACAGAATATGAATCTGCAACAAGCAGGATATACAGCAACAATGCAATCAAGAACAGAACAATCATCTGTAATAGCATCAGGAGCAGGAGCAAAAGCGGTTACATTTACAGCACCATTTTTTGTTGGAACGTCTGCATTAGGCAACCTTAATAGCTTTTTGCCATCTGTTAATATTTCTGCACAGAATATGGCATCAGGAGATTATTTTGAACTTAGTAGTATATCTGGAACTGGCTTTACAGTTCATTTTAAGAACTCAAGTAATGCTAGTATTGATAGGAACTTTACCTACAATGCTGTTGGTTTCGGTAAAGGAGGTTAACATGGAGAAAAATAGTTATTAACTATGGCTGATGTTACAAATTATACAATCGAAAACGCCTCAGGAGCAAACGTAAGAACTGACCTTAATAACGTTTTTGCTGCGATCCAATCAAGTAATTCAAAGTCTACTGATTTAGCTTCGAGTCAATGCGTAGCTGGTATGCCTTTTTTAAATACCACCACAAATATTTTAAAAATAAGAAATTCAAGTAATGGTGGTTTTACTGAGATAGGAAATATAGATCAGGCAAATTTAGGTTTACTATCTAAATCTGGCGGTATTATGACAGGTGCATTTTTAGCAGATAACGCTGGAACTGCCTCTGCTCCTGCAATAAGTTTTGATACAGATACAGATTTAGGTTTATTTAGAAAATCTGCCAATGTGATGGGATTTTCTTCTAGCGGTACAGAGCAGATGATATTTGACGCTAATGGATTAACACTTCAAGGAAATAATGATTTACGTTTTGCTGATGCTGATAGTAGTCATTATGTAGGATTTCAAGCACCAACTACAGTTTCTTCTAGCCTTACTTGGACATTACCTTCTGCTGATGCTGCTGTAGCTGGATATGCTCTTGTTTCCGATGCTTCTGGTACGCTAAGTTGGGCTGCTGCTGGTGCTGGTGCTCAAGGTGCTGGAGGTGACAATATTTTTTGGGAAAATGACCAAACAGTAACGCAGAGTTATACTATTACTAATGGACAAAATGCTGGCAGCTTTGGTCCGATTACTATACAATCAGGGGTAACAGTTACAGTTGGTGCTGGTGAAACCTGGACAGTTGTTTAAATTATGAGCACATTAAAAGTCAACAGTATAATACCAGTAGCAGGAGTGCCTACAGGAGGAGGCGGTGGAATAATTCAAATCAAACAAGCATTTAAAGGCAATACATTTACTACAACGAGTGGTTCATTTGTTGATGTAACTGGTCTTTCTGTTTCTATAACTCCAACCAGTACAAGCAGTAAAATACTTGTTAAAGTCAATGTATGTGGACAGGGAAGGCCAGGTCAGGCAAGAAACATACCTAGACTTGTAAGAGATAGCACCGCAATTGGAAACTCTACTGACCCAGGAAATAGAATTGCAGGGTTTGGACAGATGTATGACGGAGGTGATGGAACTAATGTTGTAACAAACTCAATTGAATTTTTAGATTCCCCTGCAACTACAAGTGCTGTAACATATAAAGTTCAAATAGTAAATGGTAATAATAATGGTGATGTTATGTGTATAAATCGAAGTTATGATGACGTTAATAGTGGGACTAATCATAGATATAGTTCTTGCATTACAGTAATGGAGGTGTCAGCATGATTACTTCCATGTATAATCTAATTAAAAACTGATTATGGCCTTAGATCACGAAGCAATTTATAAAGCATATGCTGGAACGGTAGTTTCTATTGATGATGGTGCTGGTGCTTTTGACGCAAGCGGTAATTCTGTAAGCTTAGATCAAAGTAAAATAGATGCTGCAAGAACTACTTTAAATAATGAAGCTGCTGCTGTTAAATATAAAACTGATAGAACAACTAATGGTTCCAAAACGTATGACACAATCGGTAATCAATTAGACATGATCTATGCAGACTTAGTTGCTGGTAAATTAGATACTACTGGAACGTGGGCTACTCATATCAAAGCTGTAAAAGACGCTAATCCCAAGCCATGAGTTTATTAAAAGTTAACGAGTTATTAAATACATCGGGTAATACAGATATTACTAATGTAGGAAAAGTTCTGCAAGTTGTTCGTAGCAGCACTACTTCTGAATTTGATGCAAACTCAACAAGTTATTCAAATACATTTACTGTATCCATAACACCTAAATCTAGTTCTTCACATTTTTTAGTTATTTTTCAACCTGTAAGATTAACAATGGGTGGCAGCACTGATGGTCTTTATAGACTTATGCAAGGTAGTACCGCTGGACAAAATACTTACCGTATTGCGTATGCTGGTTCTGGATATAAAAACCCAGTTATGATTTTTAATTTTCCGACAAATAGAACTGCTGGAAGTGCAATAACATTTACTTTACAAGCAAAAACATCAACAGCAGATACAAACATACTAGGTGACAACGGTAGCACCTCAACCGCAACTTGTATGGAGTACATAGCATGAGAAGTATAACTAAAACAATTTCGCAACTATATCCTAATTCTGTTCTTTCAAAAGCAGATGGGGATGTTTATGAGGCTTGGGATAAAGATGGTAAAGCAATTACTGTCGACAAAGCTGCTGTAGACTCTGAATATGCTAAACAAGATTATATTGAAAAAAGAGAAATAGCTTATCCTACGATAGAGCAGCAAATGGATATGCAGTATTGGGATAGCGTCAATGGTACAACAACATGGAAAGACGCTATTGCTAAAGTTAAATCAGATAACCCAAAGCCTAGCTAATTATGAGCCAACTTAAAGTCAATTCAATCGTTCCTGTCGGTGGTCTGCCAAGTGGCTCTAATGGTGGAATTATTCAATGCAAACAAACTTTTAAAAGCGATACAACTTCTATTTCCAATACAACTTCTAGAGCCGATATTTCTGGAATGTCCGTAACAATTACTCCAAGTTCTAGTGCAAATAAAATTCTTATAATATCAAGTTTAGTAATAGGTTTACCAGGAGGCGAATATCCTTTTGCTTGTTATTTAATGAGAGGAAGTACTGATATTGGAAAAGGAACTTCTGCTTCTGGAAGTAGAATCAATGTAACTATGGGAATGATGTCTGATGATTCTAGCAGTCATGCTTATCCTCCTATGTGTTTTCACTTTTTAGATAGCCCCGCTACTACGAGTGCTACAACTTATAAATGGCAGTGGCAACATACGAGACATACAAATCAAGAAGCATATTTAAATAGACCAGTATCAGATCAGGATGAAAATTATAATTTAAGAGCGTCTTCAACTATTACAGCTTTTGAAATTACAACATAATGGCAATAATTCCAGGAAAGAAAAACTTTACTGTTGATAGGAGAGCAGATTTTCCTATTAAATTGACATTTAAAGATTCTACTGGATCGGCAATAAATTTAACTGGATATACTGTAGCTGCACAAGTTTATGATGAATCACGTTCCACAAAATATGCAGATTGGACTATAACTTACACAGATAGAGCTAATGGAATTATTGACATGAATTTAGCTGATACAGACACAGCAAACTTTACCCCAGAAATTTTATTTTATGACGTATTGTTAACAGAACCAGGAGGTAGCAAAAACTATTATTTAGAAGGTAAACTATTTATAAGTGAAGGATACACAGCATGAGCAGTCCTAATAGAGTTACAGTCAGCCAAGTTTCTGATGTAGTAACAGTTGAACTGACCACGGCTGGACCTCAGGGTCCTGCTGCTGCTGGCTTTACCTTTGATGGATCTGGAAAAGTAAATGATTCTATTGTTTACTATGATTCAAGTTCTGATACATTTAAGGCAGACAACACTACTACCAAACTAACACTCGTGGACGGGGGTAATTTCTGAAATGGCTAACACAATTAGAATAAAAAGATCAACTGGATCTAGTAACCCAACGTCATTAGAAAATGCTGAAATAGCTTTTAGAGAAGGCGATGAAGTTCTAATTATTGGTAAAGGAACTGGAGGAGCAGGAGGATCTGCTACATCTATCGAAGCTATTGGTGGTAAGGGAGCATTTTTTGATAAGGCAACAACTAGAAACGCAAATATTGTATTAGCGGGCCCTACCACTGGATCGGCTGCTGCACCTACATTTAGGTCACTTGTAGTCGCAGACGTTCCAACGCTAACTTCAGCGAAGGTGTCTGATTTCGATACACAAGTAAGAACTTCCAGGTTAGATCAGATGACAGCCCCATCTGCTGCTGTCTCTCTTAATAGTCAAAAAATAACAAACTTAGCAGCCCCTACAGCAGGAACAGATGGTGTAAATAAAAATTATGTAGATGGTGTTTCTCAGGGATTAGATGTAAAAGACTCCGTAAAAGCAACCACAACAGCGAACGGTACGTTAGCTTCTGCCTTTGCTAATGGTCAAACTATTGATGGTATTACATTAGCAACTAATGACAGAATACTTATTAAAGACCAAAGTACTCAGACAGAGAATGGTATTTATACAGTCAATGCTTCTGGTGCTCCTACTAGAGTTGATGATTTAGCTGCTGGTGCTGACGCTGCTGGTGCGTTTGTTTTTGTAGAGCAGGGAACAGTAAATGCTGAAAATGGTTTTGTTT